ATAAAGGAGGATATATGATAAAATATATGGTTATGATCACAACAACAACACGAAGGGGACTGGAGTGGTGGTGGTGGGGGTGGGGAATAGGTTTTCTTTTTGTACACCCAAAATGGATAGTTACCAAGTGACTTATAGAAAAATGCAAAAAAATGTGCAAGTGGGGATTTTGCGGGCTCAAAAAATTTTTTTGGGATTGGGGCATTTTCAGTTCCACCCTAAAAAATGTGGTGTTGGGAAAAAAGAATGAGAAAAAATGAGCTTTTGGAGTAAAAAGGAGGCTAGTGAAAAATGCGCGCGTTTTAGGTATATAGAATTTGAAAACGTCAAACGGTGATGGCAACTCGAGGGTTGCCAAATCCTTGGAGAAGTATGGAAAATGAACTAAATTGGAGCGTCATCCGGTGAGAAAATGGCAATTCCGTATCCTGTGGTGAGGAAACGCGGAATTTGGAGAAGTAGGACTTGCAGCAAATGGAGAAAGTAGTTCATTTTCCTTTATTTTGATAAGGAGGTAATATGAGTGATACAAAAGAAAAAGAAATCTGTATGGAGTGTGGTGGAACGGGTATTCGTACCGATTTTACTCCTTGCCCTTGTGGTCATCATGATATACGGGTTAGTGAAAGGCCAGAAGATCAATGGTATTGGCATTTGCCGGGGGTAGTATGACAGAATACGAGAAGTATAGAGCTGACTTCTTAGCTAGGCAAGAAGAGGCAAAAGATGTATTAAAGCAAGTAGGAGCTGCAATTGATTTGTGGGAGGCAGAACATGGACCAATTTACGGAGACAAACTTAGATTTGGAGTTGGAAAGTCAGTTAAACGAGCTCCAATTAATGTACGATAATTATGATGAAGATTGTGGAGTAAGTAAAAATGCAATTGCACAAAGAATTAACAGATTAAAACATAAAAAAGAGCATAAAAAGCAAATAAAAGAGGGGGAAGAGTCTCTCGAAAAAGATGAGAAGTTATTAGAAGAGATGTTAGGTGAAAAATCACCGATTCATATGGAGCAAGTACAGAGAGTTCAAAAGATACTAGTAAATCATGGATATTCTATAGAAGTTCCTTGGAACCCTTTTGATGCTTTTAAGCAATTATACATCCGGGGTATGTGTTCATTTGATACAATGACTGAAATGGAGCAAGAATATTATGGAAATAGAGAAAGTAATAGAAAAGTATGTATGAGATGCGGAAATACTGGGATAACAGGGCCACTTGATAGAGCAGGTGAGATGGTCGTATGTCCAGCATGTTTAGGGAGAAGTGTATATAGAGACTGGGATGGCGCATTAGTGCCTGGAGAAGGTGGAGAAGATTTAGTCGGTTTTAGTACCGGATTAGGGGTATAATATGGAAGTAAAAGTACAAAATAAGCAATCAATGGAAGAATTACAAGCAGGGTTAGATGAAGTAATGAGAAAGAATGCAGAAATAGCAGCTGCATTAAATATTAAAGACATTCAACAACAAAATAAGGAAGCAATACAACAGGCAGTAGATGCCGCTACAGATGCAAAGGTACAAGAATTAGAAGCTAAATTAGCGGAAAGAGATAAAGCAATAAAAGAATTATCAGATACAAATCAAAGATTATTTTTAAGATTAGGCGCTCCGTTAACAGACGAACCAGTGCCTCAAATGCCAAAGGAAGTAAAAGATCCTACGGTTGAAGAAGCTTTACGTAAAATTGAGGAATACAATAAAACAATTAGTTAAAGGAGGCCAATATGGCAGTAATTACCAACAAAGAGATTTTAGCATTAGCTAAATCTGATCCAACCTATAAAAGTTGGACATCACAATTATCTGACTCAATCTTTACAAATGCAGGGTTCGAGGAATTAGCTAGTAATGACTATAGATTATTAGCAGACTTCTTTGCACTTTCAGTAAGAGTAATCTTACAAAAGATTAAGTCGCCAGCACCAAGAATACCATCAGTTTACAAGTCAATTGTAGAAGAGTATAGCAATCCTAATGGTGGTATTTTCCAAAGAATTAATACTAAGTTAATCAAACCTACATCACCAAAATATAGGAACTTAGTAAATGGTGGATCAGTAGACCCATTCGTAGTAAGAAAGCCAGAGACAGAAGAGAGATTCTATAAACAGAATTTCGATTTCCAAAATTTGTTAACTATTCAAGATATCGAGTTAAAGAAAATGTTCTTAGCAGAAGGCGGTATTCAAGAATATGTAGCATCAATTATGAAAGCTTTAGATGAATCTTATACTATTCAAAAATATGAGATAATGAGAGAAATGGTTAGTAAAGCACTTAATAGTGTTCAAAACCCTCTTAGAGATACTCAAAAGTTTGAAGTAACTGAAATAGGCGCTTCATCTACTAATGCTGATATGGCTGCTTTCTTACAAAAATTCCACAACTTACATGACCTTATGGGTAATACAGTAGTTAGTGGAGAATTCAATGCAAAAGGTTATGAGCATGGATTGTATCCAGAAGATTATACTCTTATGATTAGAGCAGATATCTGGAATACAATTAAGACTACTTTACTTGCTACAACTTATCATACAGAGAATTTAGGCATTCCATTCAAAGTTGAGACAGTAAAGGATTTTGGCGGATTAACTTATAAGACAACTGGAGATGTTGTAATGTTACCTGTATATGATAGTTTTGGGGCACATATTGGATTTAATGCAACTGGTTCAATTGAGGACCCATTAATTGATATGCAATATATAGTAACAGTAGACCCTAATGCTAAAGTAGATGCAGTCCTTATTCAAAAAGGTGCAATATTCACTACTCAGCAACAACCTTATCAAGTAGACGCAATTAGAAACCCAGCTGGTAGATATACTAACTTCTGGGCAAGTCAACCTAATGCTTCATTCAATTATGATGCTTGCTACGATATAGTTAAATTCTTCCATTCATAATATAGAGGGATAGCTTAGGCTATCCCTTTGTTTTTATGGAGGCTAAAATGTATAAATTACAGGTAATAAATGGAGTAAAATCGGAGAGATATAGGGATGATAGATTTTGGTGTATATCAGGAGAACCTGCTGTACCTGAGAGATTTATAGAAGTAGGCCCTTTATATAATCCTTCTTCTATATATCCTCAATTAGTTTCAGGTTGGGCTATTCAAAGTAGTAGTTTAGTAAGTCCTAGAACAGAGCCGGGTACTGGGAGAAAATATTACAGATGGAATATAGAATACAATGTTACGGGTTCAAGTAGTAACTCATACGGAACGGCATATCCTGGTATTTATACAAGAATGGGGCCTTATGGTGCAGTTTGGGGTCGTTCTTTAGAATATCATATAGAAAATCAAGGATATTCTTCTGATGTGTTATTTTGGATTAGAAAAATGATAGAAGCAGCTTCAGAATATTTTAAGAGTATAGTAGATTTAGAACAAATGATAGCTGAAGGTAGAAGGGAATACAAATCAGCTTATTATAGGTTATATTTAGATGGAAGTATAGTAAAGGAGTAATATGATAGCGGAATTATATTATGGAACCGGGTTTGATGCAGGAAATATTCCTGATAATGTTCAATTATTAAGAAATAATCAAACAGGTCATTTATTAAAGACATACACTGATATAAATGTAGTACAAACAGAATTTCTTGCTGTTCTTACAGTTGAATTAGCATATGAAGACGCTCGTTCTGTAGATTTTGTAGTACTTGAAGATAAAAGAGTTTCGTGTTATACTGTAGCAAGTTTTGAGATGTTAGCCGCAGATGTTTGTAGAATGGTACTTGTATTAGAACCTTTTTCAACTATGGGTGGTTTAGATAGAAGAGCAGGGCAAGATAGTAAGAATAAAATATTAGCTTGCAATGCAAATAGAATGCATGTTAGGGTTTCTGAAGATGACAGTAAATTCTTTAATTTAGCAGAGCCTTTTCAGCCTGCATTGAGAAGTGTTCCAAAGATACGTGAATTAATAATGCCATTAGCAGGGGCATTAATTAGGACAATTATAGAAACATTAACAATTCCTCCTAAATATGTAAATGATAAATATGATGCTGCAGTTTGCGCTTCTGATTCAAATATGTTAGTAGTACCAAAAACTAGAAAAATAAAAGACGGAGGTACTGAAGTTTCCTTATACAGGACTGATTCTGTGCATAATGATATAAAGACTAATACTATTTATTGGATAAAAGATAGTGACGAAGTCATAAATGATATGCGTATAACAGGTAGAGATAATGAAATAGTAAATATATGGGAAGTTCCCAGTCTATATGTAAGAATGGGTAATTTAGATTTTAGGGATAACGGTTACGATAAGACACTAGATTACAGCTTAGAAAATCCTGGTGTAGAACATATTACAAATGCAGAAGGTTATGTAAATATTCCATTGAATAATTTAGGATATTCTGGTAATATTTATAATAAAAAAGTAAATTATTCACAAGCATATACCATTGTGTTATTTTGCCCAGCTAGTGGAGATAAAATAGAACATAATTTAGTTGATGTATTAGATGGAAACAATCCTGCTGCAAATCCTACAATTACTATATATTATTGTGCTGATATCAGGCCTGGAGGTACGCCTCTTGCTTGGTTTAAGACACTAAATGGCGTTGATGTTAAAGATGCAATGATTGAAGAAGTTAAAGGTGCTGTATGGAGAACTATATCTCTTGCAACGGAGGGTGGTTCTTATCAAACCCTTATGAATGCTAGAGAACGTTTAAAAACTCAAGGCACTATCGCTAAGGAAAATTATGAGACTAATAAAGAAACTAATACAATAGGTACTTTAGGTGGCGTAGCGGGTGCTTTAGGAACTGCAGCTACAGGGAATGTATTAGGGGCTGTAGGACAAGCAGGCGATACTTTGTTAGGAAGTGTTAGTACTCAATTACAGAATATGAATAATTATTCTAACACATTAAGGTCATTGAATACTGAATCACGAATCTTATTTAGAGAGGCTAAATTTGCATCTACTCCGATAAATATAGGAGATTCTTCAATGGCTAGAGATTGTTCTAAAAATGGGTTCAGTATAGTATTACAAAGATATGCAGATGATGATATGAAAGCATTCGACACTTTCTTAACAAGATGGGGTTACAATGTTGGTAATAAAGAAATAGACTGGAAAGACTTTTATAGTAGACAAAATTACAATTATATTAGGGTTAATGATATAGTTTTACAGAGTGAAAATGGAAGAGAAAGTCAACAATTATATAAACTTGTAAAAGAAGAATTAAAAATAGGAGTACGTATATGGCATACAATACCATCAGCAGCAGCTTTAATGGCAGATGGTAATCCAAGAAACTCTGTAATAGACCCATAAGGAGGAATATGGGAAAAGAGAACAAATCAATGCCTTTCTTTGAATGGATGAATCAGATAAATAACGCAAATATGGATATATCTAATTATAGAGATTCATTTGATTCAACTTATGCAAAATTATCTAAAGAAGAAAGGAAGCATTTATATTATAGGAATACTTATGTCCGCCTTTATAATATAATGATGAAATTATATAAATGGACATTACCGGAGGGAATGAATGCAAGAGCAATCGAAATGGGATATATCACAAGAGGTCAAATCTGCGTTGCAAAGTTTAAAGAAGGAACCTTTGCTTTACCTTGTATCGCTCAAAATAGATATAACATCTATGGAGACCCGGTTCAAGTCTATGCTTTTGGTTATAATGGTTTTAATCGTGTCGTTGATATTAAGTATGATTCTGATATTCCTACTAATATTGAAATACCAATACAAAATGGTAACGTAGAGGATAAAGGAGTAGGTATTTATAGTAGAGATAATGATTTAACTTATCCTTATATTTATTATATAAAAGAATATGCAGATAAAATATCGGATAAACTTATTGCTTTAAACATAGCAACTCAAAGATTAAAATGTCCTCAAATATACGCTGCAACAGAGTTTGAATTAAAAGATACAGTACAAGACTTAATGGATAAAATAGAGAATAATGAAGACCAAATAATAATGGTAAAATCAAAGAAATTAGAAAGTAAAGGTATAAAAGATTGTATTGAACCATTAAGTAATAACAATATAAGTCCGGATATTATAAGAGGAATAAAAGAGAGTATCGTTTTTGATATGAATCAATTCCTTGAAACATGTGGAATAAATACAAATCCAAATCCAGATAAATCGGAGGTTGTATTAACTACAGAACTCAACTCAAACAATGATTTAATTGGGTTAGAGCAAAAAGTTAGGTTTGCAAATAGACAAAAATTATGCGAAGATGCAAAGAAAATGGGTATAACAATGTCTGTAGAAAAGAATACAACTGAAATAGAGGAGATGATGTCTAGATGGAGAAAGGAGACATTGAATGAGTCTGAAGGAAAACCAGAAGTGCCAAAACCAACACCTTAGGGATATAACTATGGGGAAGATGAGAGAGTTATTCGGAGAATATTTAGCTCATACTCCTTCACTATATGATGGTGTTGAATTAGACGCAGTAACAATAAATTATCTTAACGAACACTTTTATCCATATAATGTTAATCCTGTAACATTTCAAAGATTATATATTAACACATTAAAACGTGTAGCACCTATATATAATAACATGAAAGCAATAGAATTAATAGATGATGTTAGTAAAACAGTAACTAGTAAAACAGTAAGAAAACTGGTAATGCAAGCTGCAAATCAATTATCTAGGACAAACGGGGGAAGTGTATCTACTACTAGAGGGAATGATATTACAACTCACGATGGCGAAGATGAAATAACTAATAGATTTAATAGAAAATACAAGACTATAGATGATACAGAAACGGCTCAAGATATTACTACAACGACAAAACAAGCTAGTAAAAATTTACCTATGCAATCTTCAGGAACATTTAACGCTATGACAGAACTTAATAATGGCGCATCAGCAGCAAATAAAACAGAAGCTAACGTTCAAGGAGATGCTAGTGATAATACAGTACACAAAGAAACACAATATGAAGATGATAGTGTAAAAAATTCAGAATCAGTAAATACCGAATATGGACATACCATAACACAATCATTTGGAACAGTAACAGAAGAAGATAGAAGAACATTACAAGATATAGCTAGTAATTCAGGGCAAGACGATGAAACTATAGAGCAAACACAAGGCTTAGTTGCAGAATTAACTAAAAAGATTTGGGATTATTTAGCTGCTCCAAAAGCTATAGATTGGCTTATATCTGAATTAGAACCTAACTTTATCTTAGTATATTAGGAGAGAATATGGGAAATACTTATTTTATGGATAAAGAAGCAGATAAGAAATTATCTGCACACTTTAAGGTAAGAGAATTCGCATGTAAAGACGGCTCGAACAACGTAATAATAGAAGATGACTTAATAGAGTTGCTAGAGGCGATTAGATGCGCTATTCTCAAACCTATTGAAGTGGTTAGTGGCTATAGAACAAAAAGCTATAATCAAAAATGCGGGGGAGCAGAAAATTCATTTCACATTAAAGGAATGGCTGCAGATATAAAAGCAGCTGGAATTTCTCCAACAAAATTAGGAATATGGGCAGCTATGTGTGGTGCAACTGGAGTAGGTATTTATAAAGATTGGGTGCATATTGATGTACGGAAAGAGAGGTATGTATGGGAAACTTAATAAATATAGACATTAACTTTACTACTACAAGACGAATGATAATAATATTATTGATTCTTGCTGTACTAGATATTATTACAGGATTTATAAAAGCACGGGTTAAAAAAGACATAAGTTCTACTAAAATGAGAGAAGGTTTATTCAAAAAATGTTTAGAATTAATTCTAGTATTAGTAGGATATTTAATAGATATACTTATACAAACTCAAATAGTTGTACGAGTTATAACTATATTTTACTGTATAGAAGAAATTATAAGTATATTAGAAAATACAGCAGAATATTGTCCTTACCCTAAAGTTTTAACTAATTTATTAAAGCAAATTAAGGGTAAGATAGGGGAGGATGAAAATGGCACAACCAAACAGTCTAAGTCAGAATTATCCAACGACAGCACCGAATAGAAGTTTTAATGACTTCACTCAATTAGAGCAACAAGTTAGAGATGTAGACCAGAGAGAAGGTTATAGTAAAGCTGAAATAGATGCTATGATGGCAGATAAGGCAGACGTTGGTGATAGTTATACAAAGTCTGAAGATGATACCTTATTATCAGCTAAGGCAAATGCAGATGATTTACAACAAGAAGTATTAGCAAGAGGAGATGCAGACCAACAGTTGCAAACAAACATCAATGCAAAGGCTGATACAACAGCACTAACTGAAGAGGCAAATACAAGACAACAAGCAGATACTACATTACAGAACAATATAGATGCAAAGGCAGATATTACAGCTTTAAATCAAGAGACATTAGATAGACAAGATGCAGACCAAGCATTACAAAATAATATAGAACAGAAAGCATCTATCCAATCATTATCAGATGAAACTGATGCAAGAACAAATGCAGATACAGCAATAAGAAATGATGTAAATGCTGCAATAGGTCAATTAAATCAAGCAATAGCTACAAAGCAAGATATTCTTACTGGAGATAATGGAATCGAAGTCACTGCAGACAACAAAGTCAAAGCAAAGATAGATGGAACTACAATTAAAGTTAATGAGCAAGGAAACTTATATGCACCAAATCAAGGTGGAGGTGGTGGAGGTGGAACTACTTATACTGCTTCAAATGGTGTGAAGATAGTTGGAACAGATATACAAGCAAATATTGATGAAACATTAAACATCACAGCTGATGGAAAACTTCATGTAGTAGGTGGTGGAGGTGGTGGAACAGCTCAATGGGGAGATATAACAGGAACATTAGCAAACCAACAAGACTTACGAGTAGCATTAGAAGGTAAAGCAGCAGTTGGAGATAGTTATACAAAGTCAGAAGATGATGCATTATTAGCAAACAAAGCCAATTCAGCAGATGTCTATAACAAGACTCAAACAGATTCATTATTAGCTGCAAAGGCAAATGTAGGCGATAGCTATACAAAGGCAGAGGAAGAAGCATTATTAGATGCAAAGGAAGATGCAAGTAACAAAGTAACTATATTAAATGATGCAACAGATGATGAATACCCAAGTGCAAAGTGTGTAGCTGATAACTTATTATTATGCGAAGAAGTAGCAAACAAAGTCACAGTTATTCAAGGTAGCGCAACAAATAATCAATACCCAAGTGCAAAGGCAGTAAAGGATTATGCAGATACAAAGTCAGTAGTAAGTGGAACACATGATGGAACCAACTGGACAAAGATAGATATTAATGGTATTCAGAAAGATATACCAAGTGGTGGTGGAGTTACATTACAACAAGTATATGACCTTATACACCCTGTCAATGAAATAGTCTTCGGTTTTCAAGAACCAAGCACAGCAGGAGTTACGGCAACTTGGACAGATATATCAGAAACATATCAAGGTAGATATTTCAAAGTAGATAGCACAAAGGCAGTAGGAACAAGTGAAGCCGAAGAATTGCCTACTCACGAACATAATATTGTATCTTCTGAATATACTGTTGCTGGTTGTGGAAGTAGTGGTTGGAGAATAGGTGTCCAATTCAGAGATGGAGGACAAATATTTGGTGATCGATTTTATGCTTCTAAGACACCAGATACAATTTATAAAAATGGTGGTGCAGTAAGACCACTTACAACTACAATCAAAGTATGGCAAAGAACAGCATAATCAAATATATTAGTCAAGTAAACTTATAGTCAAGTAAAGGAGAACAAATAATATGAATAATCAAATTCTTAATCAAGAGAACATTACAACAAACCCACCAGTATAAAGGAGGAATTATGGTAAATCAAAATACGCCAGCAGAATGGGGGCATCCAGTGCTTCCATCTCCAGCCGTTCAAGGAATGGTTTTAATGACTAAAACCGATTTTGCAACACCCCCAAGTGAAGCAAGTCAATTCATGTGGAAGCTAATGGAAGATGTATTTGGTGTTCATAATATAAAACTAGAATGGGATAGCGCTACGAACATTTATACAGTCAAGGCATCAGCAGGACACTTAAATAATGATGGTACTTGGGTAGAGTCTTGGAGAACAATTGGTACTATAACAGGCTTAAGTACAGAAGCAGAAGAAAAGATAAGACAATTAACTTACGCTTCTTATAGATACGATACGTCAGTAGCAAATGCGTTAAAAGTATACGGAGTAAAATTAGATGCAACAGAAGTTTTACTTTGCGATATTACTTTTGCAAATGCTTCGTATGTAGATGGTATAACAGGAAATAAAGCTAATCTACAAACTACAGATAAATCTAATTTAGTAGCTGCGATAAATGAGTTAGTAGGAAGATTAGCAAATGTAGAAAGAATTACATTCCAAGGAGCAAGTTCTTCTGAAGATGTAGATTTAGTAAGGGGGTAATTTATGGCACAGAATATATATGTAAAAGCTGCGATTGATGCATTATTAGCATTAAAACAAGGGATATTAACTGCAGGTTTAGGTATAGGTTTAGATTTAACCACAAATGAGATAACAGCTAAACTAAAACCTAATGACGGGTTACAAGTAGATGCAAATGGTTTAGGTGTAAAAGTAGATGGTACTACAATTACTAAAAATGAATCTGGACAATTAGTAGCATCTGGTAGTGGTGGCGGAGCCGTAGATAGTGTTAATGGTAAAACAGGTGTAGTAGTTCTTGATGGTGGGGATATTAATGTAGATGCATCAGCATCTTCACCAGTAACAATTGAAGCAGCATTAAATAGCAAACAAGATGTAGAGGCAGGCAAAGGATTATCTTCTAATGATTATACTACTGCTGATAAGAATAAAGTAAGTGCTTTAACAGGAAACTACGAAGAATTAGTATTTACATTAGCCGGTGGCAGTACAACAACAATAAAAGTCGCAACTATGACTTAGGAGGATAATTTATGATAGATATGTCGCAGGTAACAGCCATAACTAAAGGCGGAGTATCTGTCACAAAGATAGAAAAAGACGGTGAACAATTATGGCCTACTCCTGCAAGTCACAGTGGATTAATATTTGAATCTTATGATGGTAATTCATTTACTTTAGTCTTATATAACACAACTATAGCAGGTAAAATACAATATAGAGTAAATGACGGTTCTTGGCAAGCATGGGGAAGTACAACTAGTAAATCATTTGCAGGTACAGATAAAGTAGAATTAAAGAGCACTCAAAAGACAATTACGGATTATTACAGTTTTAATATATTTGCTAGTTCAGGTAATTCGGGCCAAGTTGAAGTAAGCGGAGAATTATTAGCAATTAATGACTACAGTATTTATGCTACATCAGGTAGTACGGTAATAGAAACATATAAAATATTATATAATATTAGAAGTTTAATAAAAACAGTGGGCCTTGAAGATGAATGGCTAGAAGAGACTAAATTTAATCAAATGTTCAAGGGTTTTTCTAATTTAATTAATGTTTCAATTCAATTACCCGCAAATATTAGACATACTAGTGGTTTAGCAGAAATGTTTGCAGGGTGTACTACATTAAAAGATGTAACGCTAGGCGGAGATATGCCTAATATTTATGCTACTAACAGTCCTAGTGATACGAGTGGTATGTTTTATAATTGTACATCTTTAGAAAATCCGCCTAAATATTATGACGGATTTACTTTAAAATACTGGGTAATAGATTCATCTAAAATTAAAGGTTCAGTAGATTCAATGAGAGCTATGTTTGCTTCTTGTACGGCATTAACAAGAGCGCCGGAGTTTAAAATAGCAAACGATTTTAGTACAGTAAGACCATTTAGTAGAATGTTTTGGGGGTGTACTTCATTAGCAGAATTATGGATAAGAGATGTAACTATAGATATAAGTAATATGTTTTATAGTTTCTTAACAAATAATACTCAAGCAGGTATATTACATACTAATGCTACTATAAGTTCAGGAAGTAATTATTTACCAACTACTTGGACTATACAACCAATAACTTAAGGAGAGAATATGTCTAAATATTATAATGCAGACGAGTTATTATCTAGACATTTTCATATGAATTTTGTCTGTGGAGACAGGTTCGGTGGTAAAAGTACCTGTTTCCAGAGATATGTTATAAGAAAAGCAATCAAATCTAAATACTTAGAACAATTTGCAATATTAGTAAGATATGATAAAGATATTAAAACTCTATGCGAAACTTATTTTGATAATACTATGATGATGTGTTATCCAGACTATAAATTAAAGTTTGAAAGAGGATGTTTTTGGATACACGGACCTGAAGATATGAGAGATATATGGCATAAAATAGGATATGGATTTGCATTAAATAGAGCAACTAAAATGAAATCAACTTCTTATCCTTTAATTAAAACGATGATAATGGAAGAGTTCATGAATCTAGAGGATAAATATATTAAAAATGCTAACAATACAGAATTAGAAGTTGAATTATTAATATCATTATATTCTACTATAGCAAGAGGTAACGGTAAACAGTATAGAGATGATGTTAGAGTAATATGTATAAGTAATAACTTTTATATAAACAATCCTTATTTCAGATATTATAATCTTATTGATAGAATTATAGCTAATCCATTTCAACGGTTTTATAAAAGTAATATAGAACCTAAATGTATAGTAGAGATGACTCATAATGATATACATATGGATATAGGAAGAGATGAGGTTAATAAAGGTAGCACATTCAGAGAATTACAAAATGAATTAAAAATTATTAAGAATCCTGTAGTAAATGATGTATTATTTCAGTTATCATTAGATAATAAAGAATTCATTAATGCAGGTGATTATAATGATACAATGTTATTCTTTTCTAATGGAAATAAAATGAGAGATAACGTACCTGTATTTAGTTGTGCGCCTGTAAGAAAAGGAGCAATAAGGGATATTTCTGTATTTAAAAAAGATTATGGGGATATTTATAAAGTAGTATATAAAGCAATGCAGTCAAATACTTTATTCTACGATAAATTAAGCACATATGTCACATTATATGATATAATGATGTTTAAGTGAAAAACTACTTAATATTCAGTATATAATATTTGAAAGGAGCTCGTATGAATAATATACTGAAATCTTTATTAAAACCTATTAAACAGACGATAGGCAAAATAGCGAGCAAGTTAGTAAAATGGGCAGGCGAGGAGAAAGTTGTTGAGAAAGTAAAAAAGCCTAAAGAAGTGGATCATGAAGCTGCTATAAGAAGAATACGTAAAGCATTATTAAGAGGTTCTATAGGCAGAGGAGATTACAGCCACGATAGATTTTTAAGTGGATTCTTCAGAGCTTGTGATTTAGCAGACATAGATATAAATAGGGAATGGGATAAACTTTGCAAAGAAAAAGAAGTAGATATTAAATTAAGTGAAACAGAAATAAAACAATGGGTGGAGACTAATTATATAGATTCTAATAATTATCATGAATTATTTTATGATGTAACTAATAATGGAGAAGAATCGTTTAATAAATCTGCATTTAGAGAGAAAGTTAAAAGGATATTAAGAGATATACTAGAAGATAAAACTAATACCGATAACTCTATTAATAACTTTAATAAAGTAAAAGAGAAAGTAAAAGTTATGATGGAGGTAGTAGGTGAATAAAGATAAGACTTCTATAGACAGAAATGACTTAATAGAATATCATAAATTATTACCTAAATTCGATAAATTAACAATCTATGAACAAGAGTGTTTAGCGGCAGCTTACGCGGGTACTGGATTTGTAGTAGTTAATAGGAAATTAAAAGCAAATAGACATAATTTGTATAATTGTTATGATATTAATAGTGCTTATCAGGCTGCATTGTTATATGGGACATTTCCACTAAAAGATATGAAATATATTAAATTTGAAGATGATACTAGATTAGAGGATTTTATGTCTACAATGGGGAGATTAAATTATACTAAATTTATAATTTGTATAAAAATATACGGTTTAGAATCTAAATATCCTGATTGTGAAATAAGAGATGTTAAAAAGAGTATATTACAATATTCTGCTAAAGACAATAGTTATGTAGCTTGGATGTGTGATGTAGATATCTATAACTTATTATATATTTATTCGTTTGATTATATAGAAGTATTAGAAGCATTTTACTTTAAAAAGGCGGGATATTATTCTCAAGAACTTCAAGATTATATTATGGATAAATATGAAGAATTACATAGTATGTCAAAAAAAGATCCTGAAAGAAAGAAAAAGAAATTACAATTCCATATAAGTACTTACGGTAAAAATGCACAAATAGATAGAAAATTCTTAGCTACTAGAAATAAAGTAATAAGAACACCATATATATTAACTGCAATATATCAGGCTGCATATACTAGGCGAAGAGAAATAGAATTATTTGTAAAATATCACAATTATATATTATATATGGATACAGATAGCGTATTTATTAAAAACGATGTAAAAATACCTATGATAGATAAAGATAAAATAGGATATTATAAAGAAGAATATAAAGATGTTCTTATAGATGTATGGAATATAAAAGGATACGCTATTTATGATAAAAAGAGAAACTTGCTAGATGCTAAACAGTCAGGATTAAAAAGTAAATTGACTAAAAATCAAATAGAAGATATAATAAACGGTAAAGTCATAGAAGTTATAGAAGATAGAGAAGGTAGAGATGTTAAAGTACATATTTATGATAAGATAGAATATGGACTATTTATAAGCCCTAACTTATAATTAAAAACGGTTATAAAGTATCTTCGTCTGTTAAAGCCGGAAGGCTATATAGATACTTTGTAGTATAGACAACTGTAAATTATTGTAAGCTATTGGGTATATTAGAAGGAGAGCGTAGGCTCTCCTTCTTTATTTATATAGTGAAAAACGTAATAATTTAAGATATATAATAATTGAAATAAAAAGACAAAGGAGGTATTCAATATGAATACAGTAATAACAATTATGAATTCAGTATCATTAGCATTACTAGTAATAGGAGTAATATCTATAATACAATGTATACTTAATGAATTAGACCATAATAGATAAAACGGATTATAATGGAGATGTAATAGAGAAAACTATAGATATAATAAGAGTTTGTTTAACCGCAACCCCTTTTACCTATAGTTTTCACCTTTAT